AAACTAAATCAATCCGATATTGTGTTCTGTTGAAATTCTGATATTATGTTCTCTTATGGTGTGATGAAAGTAGCACAATTATTGGGCGTATGTTCTTTGATTGTGTTACGATATGGGGCAACTTAGATACGGGAGAGCCGGGATGAGCAAGGTAAAAATTGGCGAGTTGATCAATGCGCTTGTGAATGAGGTAGAAGCAATTGATGCCTCGGACCGCCCACAAGGCGATAAAACGAAGAGAATTAAAGCCGCCGCAGCACGGTACAAGAACGCGTTATTTAATGATAAAAGAAAATTCCGTGGAAAAGGTCTGCAAAAAAGAATAACCGCAAATACTTTTAACGCTTATATGAGCAGGGCAAGAAAGCGCTTTGATGATAAGTTGCATCATAGCTTTGATAAAAATATTCATAAATTATCTGAAAAGTATCCGCTCTATAGTGAAGAATTATCTTCATGGTTGTCTATGCCTACGGCTAATATTCGACAGAATATGTCAGCACTACAATCTAAATTAAAATCAATAATGCCTCTTGCCGAAGAGTTATCAAATATAAAATTAGGTGTTAAAGGCAGTGATGCTAAATTAGCAAAGCTAACGAAGAAATATCCAGATTGGAGTTTTGCTATTAGTGATTTATGCAGTGATGATTGGAAGGAAAGACGCGACTACCTTTATAAGTTGTTCCAACAAGGCTCTTCATTGTTAGAAGAGCTGCATCATCTCAAGGTCAACCACGAGGTTCTGTACCATCTTCAGCTTAGCCCTGCGGAACGTACATCTATACAACAGCGATGGGCCGATGTTCTGCGCGAGAAGAAGCGCAGTGTTGTAGTTATTGACTATCCAAAATACATGCAGTCAATTTATGATATTTTGAATAGTCCTGCGACTTTATTTAGTTTAAACACTCGTTCAGGAATGGCTCCCTTGGCCTTTGCTCTGGCTGCTGTATCGGGGCGACGAATGATTGAGATCATGTTTCAGGGTGAATTTTCCGTTTCAGGAAAATATACCGTTAATTTTTCAGGGCAAGCCAAAAAACGCTCTGAAGATAAAAACGTAACCAGAACGATTTATACTTTATGCGAAGCCAAATTATTCGTTGAACTATTAACGGAATTACGTTCTTGCCCTGCTGCATCTGACTTCGATGAAGTTATTCAGGGATATGGTAAGGATGATACAAGGTCCGAGAATGGTAGAATAAACGCTATTTTAGCCAAGGCATTTAATCCTTGGGTTAAAACATTCTTTGGCGATGAGCGCCGTGTTTATAAAGATAGCCGCGCTATTTACGCCCGTATCGCGTATGAGATGTTCTTTCGCGTCGATCCACGGTGGAAAAACGTGGACGAGGACGTTTTCTTCATGGAGATTCTCGGACACGACGACGAGAACACCCAGCTGCACTATAAGCAGTTCAAGCTGGCCAACTTCTCCAGAACCTGGCGACCGGATGTTGGAGACGAAAACACCCGGTTGGTGGCCCTCCAGAAACTGGACGACGAAATGCCAGGCTTTGCCAGAGGTGACGCCGGTGTCCGCCTCCATGAAACCGTCAAGCAGCTGGTGGAGCAGGACCCATCTGCAAAAATAACCAACAGCACTCTCCGGGCCTTCAAATTTAGCCCGACGATGATTAGTCGGTACCTGGAATTTGCCGCTGATGCATTGGGGCAGTTCGTTGGTGAGAATGGCCAGTGGCAGCTAAAGGTTGAGACGCCTGCAATCGTCCTGCCTGATGAAGATGCCGTTGAGGCCATCGACGAACCGGATGATGAACCACAGGACGACGAGCTGGACGACGATGAGATTGAGGTAGATGAGGATGGTGCCGAAGAGCATACCGAAGACAAAGAGCCAGAAGAACATCAGCAGGCTGCTTTAAAACCGGTCTTCAAACCTGCAAAAAACAACGGAGACGGAACGTACCAGATAGAGTTTGAGTACGATGGGAAGCACTATGCCTGGTCCGGCCCAGCCGATAGCCCTATGGCAGCTATGCGATCTGCATGGGAAACCTACCACAGCTGAAAGAAAAGCCACCGGTGCGAATCGGTGGCTTTTTTATGGTGGCCTGTCCCTACCCGTCTCCTGCAAAAAACGGAAGGATTAGGCGGAAACCGCAGCTGCAACAGCAGACATCGCCGTCCCGACTGTAGGGACTTCCCCGCGTATAGCGGGGCTTAAATTCGGGCTGGCCAACCCTATTTTTCGGTAATTGCTGACGAGGTCAGTTTGGTGGAGAGCGTCTCCAGCTTCTCGATGGCCAGTTCAAAATGTGCTGGCAGCACCTTCTCCAGTTCCGTATCAATATCGGTGATCGGCAACTCCCCGCACGACATACTCCGGCGACCGCCACGAACTACATCGCGCAGCAGCTCCCGTTCGTAAACTCGCATGTTACCCAGGGCCGTTTCTGCGGCAGTTAATATCCGGCGCAGCTCGGCGATGATTGCCGGGAGATCATCAACAGTGATTGGGTTCGGTGATGGGTTCCTGCATGCGCGGCGCAGAGCCATCCAGACCCCACTAACCCATGCATTACGGTACTGGAAGCTTTGGGCTATATCGTTTATCAGCCCCCGCAGTTCTTCTTTTTGCCTCCAGTCCAGAGGTTCACCAGCGCTCTTAGGCACTGGTTCCACAAAAGCATACTCCCCATTCTTCCGGATAGCTGGCAGCACCTCGTTCGTCACCCATTTGCGGAACCGCCAGGCGGTGGTTCCTTGCTTCACCGCGTCACGGCAGCGAAGGATAAGAGTATAGAGACCAGATTCCGATACAACATTTACTTCCCTGGCCATGCGATCAAGCTTTTGTGCCTCGGTTAAACCGAGGGTCAATTTTTCATCATGATCCAGCTTGCGTAATGCGTCAGAAGGGTTTGCAATATTCAATGCAGCGCAGATATCCAACGCCACGAACCACGGCTCCCCCTTAACAAGAACCACCCGGACCGGGTGGTTTTCCTGAAATGAAAAGACAGAAAGTGCGTTCATTTTGCCTCCCCTGATTTCAGCTGCTCAGATAAGGACAGGGAGCAACCGCGTGCCTCTTGCGTAAGCTCACGCGCCAGCTGAAGGAGTTCGGCGGCCTCCTGCAAATACAGTGAAGCCTCATAACTGGAGATAGTGCGGTGGGCAGATGATACCAGCGCTTCAACTTGCGTCAGGCGCTCCTCAATCGACTCCAGCAGGCCCTGGGCGTTTAACTGAATCTGGTTCATGCTATCACCTCATTAACCGGGATACGGGCTGACAGAACGAGGACAAAACGGCTGGCGAACTGGCGACGGGCTTCACGCTCGGACGAAGCAACGGTGGAAAGGTGGTGGATATGGGATTTTTTATCGGTGCGGCAGATCGCCGCGAATCTGTATTTGAACATGATACGTACTCCATTGGGAAATGAGTACTACCACCAGAGTTGAGAATCTCTATAAGGGTGGTAGCCCAGACGGGGTTCTCAACACCGATCCCAATGGACACCGGCCCGACCGTAGTCGGCCCCGCCTGAGCCACCATAATTCAGGTATGCGTAGGCAGAAGACACAAAAAAACACGCAGGCGCGTGTGTGTCGCCATTGGGGTATTCGGGGTTGAGATGCCCGGCTACAGATTTTGCTATAGCGAGATAACTTTACCGCCAAAGAGCGACATGCGTCAATAATTTACGTAGATACTTTACCCCGTGACCCGTCACGGTGATAGCCATTTTTATAGTTTGCTTTACTAAGTGATCAGAACCTGATCAGTTGTTGGAAGGTGGTAGCCCAAGAGGGGGTAGGAATACCGGTGAACGCACAAACCGACCCAACCGAAGCTGGCCCCACCTGAGCCACCATAATTACGAAGGCTGCTTGGGTGGCAGAACAGGCAGGGGTGAGAATCCGGCCCCATGCGATAACCGGCCAGCCTATCGGCTGCCCCACCTGATCTGCCATTATTCAGACGAAAAAAAACCGCCTTAGGATGGCGGCTTTCTTCTCGTTCCAGTTGTTAGGAGCAACCAGAACAAACGATGAAGACTTGTAAATTGACAACTCAATATTAGACACGTAATACCGTGATTGCAACCCATAAATCCAACCAGCAGCACTTATAGTTCCTATAAAAAACTTGAAAGATTTTGAGATTTTTCTGTATTCTAATTGCGTCAGTTTCTCGTATGAGCAGGAACACAGAGACCCCAAGAAATAGTGGAATGCTTTCCAGGCTTCCAACTCTTGATAGAGAACCGTGGTTCGAATGATCGATACTACTCTCTTTGTCAAACTTCCACTCACCGGCCCTTGTTGCTGAGTGGAATCTCTGTGCGGTCAGTGGTCGGGGGGTAGGAGCCCCGGTTGAGCATGCTACTGGTCAACATCCTTACCCTGCTATGAAGACTTGTAAATTGACAATGCTTGTCGCAGGACGAAACGGGGACTCAACCAGAGTGGCTGTCCGCATAGCTCCTAAAAGGGGCGAGAAATGAAACAATCCATTATCATTCTGGTTTTGTTCGTTGTCTTGAAAACGTTTGGCTCGGCTGAAGGCCCGGCGATTAATATCACCGGTAATACCTTACAGTTCGGCTCGTTCACTCAGACCAAGTAACGATAAAATCTCCGGATTTTCCGCCGCCTTAGGGCGGCGTTTTTATTTTCCATTATCTGTCACTTGAGCCCAGTAATCCGGCTGATGAACGCGCCCACCTTCGACGTTGATTCAAACCCCATACGCCCACGAATGAGCCACTGGAACGGAATGGTCAGCAGGTATAGCGGAACGAACCACAAACGGTTCAGGCGTTGCCAGAACGTCGCATCACGCCGTCCCATCCATTTAGTATTATCGACTACCACGTAATCGTACTGCTCAGGTACTTTTGACGACTCAGCGTAATAACCCCCTTCACCGCAAAGAAAATTACAGATCTCTTTCCAGTTATCAAACCCCTGCTCTTTGAGCCGCTTCTCCAGCTCGTGCCGCCATAAGACCGGAACCCATCCCCTGCGATAAATCATGATGCTTCCTCCGTACCAGGGAAAAATTCATGTAACCGTTTTTCGTAGCAAACATCGTCGAAGTATTTCTGAGCGACCTTCGCTTCGTAATCGCCGAGCGCCATTTCAACTGGCCGGATACCGTAAAGCAGTGTGCCTTTGTTCAGATCATAAATTTTCTTACCTTCTTCAGTTGCCGCATCCTCCATTACGCCTTTGGCAATATCAGAAAAGCAGATCGCCGCACAGCGAAAATCAGCAAAGGCCCGATGCTCTCCCCACTCAGTCACCACATAAACGACGCGGGTCGGGCCACTGGCGCGGCGTTCAATTTCTCGCGCAATATCTCGCTTAAGCTCATCCAGATCGTGGTCAGTCAGCTTTTTCACGTTAATGTCAGTCAAAATTTCTCGCCCCTCCAGTTAACCAAAATTTCCCGGTAAACCCACTTCCACACGCGGTAGGTGCTCTCAAAGGCTGCGCCACGAGCCTTAATGCGGCGGACCTGGGTATCTTGCTGGCAACGCTTCAGCGCCTTAATCGACCGATACCAGTGCCAAAGAACCGATAAGGCACCTATGGCCAGCAGCGTTAGCAGTAAATCAGCCATAGAACGCCTCCTGTGCGCCGTAGCCGCCCGTAGTCATTCCGGTGATGTATTCACGCAAGCTTCGCAGGTCGTGGCTGGAGAGGCGCTCCATGAACTCTGTGAGGTAAAGAGAGGCAAAGGTTATCGCGATGCTGGCTGGCGACCACGTAGCCATCGTTGCCAGCTCGTCGCCGGACAGCGCGGTCAACGCCCAGGCCTCAGGAACCGAAACCGGCAGTGTGGCCAGCGCCTCGGTTATTACTGAATGAGGGGCGTCGGAATCCTGCTCGTTTGTGGATCGCGATTTATGATCCATATATATATTGAGATCCAAATCGTGATCCACTTCGTTGGCGGTCTTCTCGGTTTTACGCGTCTGTAGGTTCAAGCCGTCTTCCTGGCGTTTGGCGAGGATGTCCATCATGAACTCTGCCGATTGCTGGTCAACGAAGCGGATAGTAGGCCGCTTATCCCCATCCCTGGCGCGTCGCTTGTCGGTCTTCAGGCCGAGTGAATCACAGATGTTTTTAAACAGGGCTTCCGGCACCTTCGGCTTACCTTTCGGCGTCATAAAGCCACCGATGCGCAAAACGTTGTTCAACATGTCCCGGCGTTCGGCGGTCATGAGGTTATCCCTGGCGCGTTTGAGGCGCTCCTGAGTGGCCTCGCCTGTCATTGTCTCCGGGTCGATGCCGCAGTCGATAAAGTACTGGCGCAGCGCTGTCGATTTGAGGCCATAGAAGCCGCGCATGGCCACCTCGACTACAGGCAGGCTTTTGACTTTGTAATCGACGATGCCAGGGTGTTTAGCCTGGAATGCTTCATCGGCCTGTTCGCGGGTCATTGCCGTGACGACAAAGTATTCCCACTGCCCGGCTTGTCTGAATGAGTAGGTAAAGTTGATCGCCGACTCCTCGCGGTCGTAGCGACGCGCTGTAACCTCGTCGAGCAGCATGGTTTCATAGCGGCGGACTTTATCTCGAGCGCCGTCGAAGTAGAATTTCAGGGTACCTTCGTCGACCGGGAGCTTCAGCTCGTGCTCGATGTCCCAGCGGACAAGCTTCGCCTGTTCCTCCAGGGTTAGAGCTCGTTTTTTCAGAATCGCTTCGCGTTCTGATTCGTCCGGTGTATCGATGTTCAGGTGAAGATCCAGAGTTTGTTCCCAGACGATTTCCCGCGCTTCCTTACGCAGCTCCTTGCCGACTTCATTCGCCTGTGGGTCTCCGGCCAGCGGCGAAACTTTATAGCCATCGCTGTGCATAATGCAGATCATGTTGCTGGCGTAATCGTTTCGCGCCGTCGCTTCGATGGCTGATGCCTTGATTTTCATCCTGGTGAAATCGGTGTTGGCCACACCCATGGAAATTGTGTCGCCGTCAAAGACAACGTCCGTCAGCTCGCCGTTCATACCGGCAGTGGCCAGAAGTGCCTGGACGTAAGCGCGTTCGATTTTTTGAGGATCGGTTTCGCGTTTTGCGCGAACCTTATCAAAACCGATGATAAATTCTTTCGCGGTACGGTCGCGGCGCAGCATCTGGATAGCGTCGCTGGGGACCACTTCACCGCAGAACATGCCGAAGTGGCGATCGAAGTGTTTCTGCTCGATGGACACGCCGGATGAGATTGATGGGCTGTAAATCAGGCCATCGTACTTCTTCACCATCTTCTTCGGTTTGTTGGTGAACTCTTCCACCTCTGGCTCTGGTTTGCTTTTCTGGTTTACGCACAGGAACTTCTTGTGCGGGTAATTCAGGCGCAGGGTGGCGGTAACGTCCTCGGCGAACGTGGAACTGTCGGTGGCCAGCATGATTTTTTCACCGAGCTCTACGGCCTTCATCACCTCGGACATGATGCGATCCTTTTCGGTGTAGAAGACGCGGATAGGTTCACCAGTTTCGCGGTTGCGAACGTCGACCGGCAATTCGATAACGTGGATTTGCAGCCATGCTGGTAGCCCCAGCTCTTCGCGGCGCTTCATTGCCAGTTCTGCTAAGTCAACCAGCAGATCGTTGGCATCAGCATCCACCATGATCGGGTGTAATTCTGTTCTGGCCAGCGCGTCAATCAGCGTATTGAACACCGCGACCGGGTTTTCCATTGCGCGGCCTGAAAGCACGGCACGGAGCCCCTGTGTGGCCTCGTCAAAACCGAAATAGTCGTGCTGGCGCATCAGTGGTTGCCAGCAGCCCTTCACGATGGAGTTTATGCAGATGGTCAGCTTGCTGGCGTATGGCGCCATTTCCTGATATCCAGGGTCTTGGTAATGCAGAATGTCGGCCTTAGCGCCTTTCCCTTCTGTCATCATTTCCCATAACCCACCGATGAGGCTCACCCTGTGTGCTACAGAAACGCCGCGTTCTGCGTTATGCATCAACGGGCGAAGCAGGCCTGTCGATTTACCAGAACCCATGCCGGCACGGACAATTACGATCCCCTGTAGCTCCTGCACGTACTTCAGAACATCTTCGGTCATGACCGATGTTTCGAACCGCTTATAGGTGATGTGCTGTGGTCGTTTGTTTGGGTCGGTAATGCGATCGCTGAATGAACGAGGGGCCTGTGCCGTGCGGCATTTTCTGTTCAGGCGACGGGCAATATGGTCTTTGACGGTGGCGCGGTAGACGTTTTCAAGCCCCATGTCCCGCAGAACGATGCAGAACATGTTGAACAGATCGGATGGGCTGTTCGGTACCGGGCATGTCAGCATGACAATATCGACCGCGTTCAGCAGCTCTTTGGCGAATGTGCGGCGGTTATCCCGCTTAAGGGTTTTCAGCTTGTTCAGCGTCAGTGTGAGCAGGTCGGTGCTGGCGTTAAGGCGGTTTGATTTGGCAAACAGCTGGCGCGAGGTTTCGCGGAGGCCGCGTAATTTATGCAGGTCGTTGAAGTCGCTGCATTCCAGCTGGGGATCATCTTCAAATGTAGGGTAAACACACTTTATGCCGTGGAACTTTGACAGAATCTCAAAGCCGGTGCGCAGACCGGTATTGCCTTTTCCTTCAGCCGACGATTTGCGGTCGTTATCCAGCGCGCAGGTGATTTTTGCTGCGGGATAGACGTTAACCAGCTGCTCGACAACGTGGATCATGTTGTTGGCTGATATTGCCACAACCACAGCGTCAAAGCGTTTTTTCGGGTCCTTCCTGGTAGCCAGCCAGACAGAAGCGCCTGTTGCGAAGCCTTCTGTTACGGCTACATTCTGCGCCCCTTTCAGGTCGCCAATAACGAAACACGTCCCGACGAAATCGCCGTTCGTGATGGCGCTGGTCTGGAATTTTCCGCCCTGGTGATCGATACGTTGCCAGCCAACAATCCGTCCGTCTTTTCTTCCGTCCAGGTGGGACAGAGGAATTGCCATATAAGTCGTTGGCCCACGGCTCCATTTTGCACTGTCGTGACTGGTCACGCGACGTATATCACACGCGCTAAATACGTCACGAATTCCTTTTTTGACCGCGTATGGCCATGAGCCGTCTTCAGCTGGCGCATGTTCCCAGGAGCGATGGAAAGCCAACCAGCCGAGCAAACGATCATGCTCTATCTGGTTGTTTTTCATATCATTGATGCGTTTCATTTCGACGCGGCGGCGGCGTGCTTCAGCCTGGCGTTCAAGGCGTGCGCGTTCTTCTTCTGGCTGAGCGACCACGGTCGCACAGTTTCGCTGCTGCTCGCGGCGGTATTCAGAAAACAGGAAAGAGAAACCACTCCATGATCCGGCATCGCTGCCTTTATGGACGAAGTTAACAAAGGGGTAGCTTATGCCGTCTTTGCTCTGCTCCAGTCGGGAGTAGATTTCGACGCGGCCTTTGAGGCTCTTTTCCAGCGCAACTGGGAAAGAATTATTGTACGTGGTGTAGCGTTCTTTCCCGCCACGAGGATTAAGCTGGATTCTGTCAGCGCAGGCATGCCAGTTGATACCAGCCATCTGCGCCAGCTCGCTTAGCTCATCCCTTGCTGCTTCAAGCAATGAATACGGATCGCTGCTAAAGCGCTCCGCGTAGAATTCTTGTAAGGTCATTTTTTAGCCTTTCCATGCGAATTAGCATTTTTTCGGGTTGAAAAAATCCGCAGGAGCAGCCACAATAAACGCACATTCTTCTGAAGGACGGTGCCATTTTCTTGTGGTGTTGCTCCTGAAAAAAGGCCCGAGTTTGCCGACTCGGGTTTTTTTTCGTCTTTTTTCGGCTGCTACGTTCTGGTTCAACCCCGTCAAAGTATAGATCGGATTAAACCATAATTATAGCTAACCATAAACCATGTTATTGTATCATCTACCCTCAACCATGAACGATTTGATCGTACCGACTACTTGGTGCACAAATTGAAGATCACTTTTATCATGGATAACCCGTTGAGAGTTAGCACTATCAAGGTAGTAATGCTGCTCGTCATAACGTGCTAATCGCTGAATTGTGATCTCGCCGTTATTATCACAAACCAATACATCCTCACCCGGCACAAGCGTAAGCGAGGAATCGACCAGGATAACGTCCCCTGGTTGGTAGTTGCGCTGAATCTGGTTTCCGACCGTCAATGAGTAAACGGTATTCCGTTGACTAACGAATGGCAGGAATGCCTCTGTGTTGGCAGGTTCTCCGGGCTGCCAGTCTTTATCCGGCCCACTTTCTGTCGTACCAATAACAGGAACGCGGTCTGGATCAGTTTCAGTGCCATACAGTATCCATTGCACGGGTTTGCGCAGGCACTTTGCCAGCGACAGCCCGATCTCCAGCGACGGCATAACGTCGCCACGTTCTAAGTTTTGGACGCCAGGAAGAGAGATTCCCACTGCTTCTGCTACTTGCTTCAGCGTCAGTTTCAGCTCTAAACGGCGTGCTTTTAGTCGTTCGCCTCGTGTTTTCATACTGTTAATCATAATAGATCTGTTTATAGCTGGCTATAATTTTTATAAATTATACCTGGCTTTAATTTAATGTTATTGATTATAATAATCACCATGAAACCCGAAGAACTTGTGCGCCATTTCGGCGATGTGGAAAAAGCTGCGGAAGGCGTTGGTGTTACACCAGGCGCAGTTTACCAATGGCTGGCCGCTGGGGAGATTCCTCGTTTACGGCAAAGCGATATTGAGGTCCGTACCGCGTACAAATTAAAGAGTGATTTCACCTCTCAGCGCATGGGTAAGAAAGGATGTGATCGTGGAACTTAAAAGCATTCGAGCCTGTGTATCTACGGCTCTATCAGATCTGCATTATCTCCAGCGCGGCATCCTTGAGGTTCAGCTGGAGCAGCTGCGTCTCTCCAGCTCTGACCGTTACACTGAAAAACCAACCAGAACGATTTGCTTAGGCGAGAACGGAACAGATGAAATCACCGTCGCTGCCGAACCCGTTCGTTATCACGTAGGTAAATCCTTCAAACAGTCTTCAATGCTTCTCACTGAATTAGATTTCATGACCGCCAGCTGGCGTCGGGCCATTGAGCAGCTAAATAGTGAAGAAACCGCATGGTTACATTATTGCTATGGTTCCAAACCAAATTATAAGAATGATGTGATTATTTGCCAGTGGCTGTGGCTGGATTTTTTAATCGAACATTCAAGGGCTGGCTTCAAAAAAATGAAAGCCCCGACAAAAGCACTCATGAGGAAATTAACTTACTACGGAATACAGCAAGTTAAATGTGAAATATTTCGTGATTTGCATGATGCAGAGTTTGATGGGCAGGAGCGAGACGAACATATAAGTTCCTTATTAGGTGTATCCATCGATAGCTGGCATAAGGATTATAAAAAACGCTGGTTATTAATGAAATCACGATGCATGCATCTTAACGATACCGCGTTGTTAAATGCGGCGGAGAAGCGCAGTGAAATCATCGAAAGCCATCGTGCAGGAAGTGCCAACCTGTCTATGCCAGCAGGTTATGTTCAGGAAGCCGGATAAACCAGTACTCCGGTTCTCCGGAGCCCGTAACGAATACATCATCTGGTGCCCGACATGCGGCTATCGGACTCACCCTGACAGTAACAGGCAATCCGTAATTACTGAATGGTATTTATCAAATCAGCCTGGTAATAAGCATATCGAAAAGATATGGCTTAAACGTTATCTGGAAATCAAAGAGGGTGCGACCATGGTCGCACAAGACAATGAAGAATACTCCATTTAAGCAAGGCCCCATGTCGCGCGATGATGCGGAAAATATTTCTCGCCTTTATAAGAAAAAAGGCCATCAAACCGTTATTGCTGATTCTATGGATTTAGACGGGACTTATTACGTTTACGTAACCCTGCCTGAATTAAAGAAAGAACCTACGCCATCAAGAACTTTTCAACAGAGAATATGGGAATAAACATGGTTAATATGCAAAAAACCATTTTGGCGATGATTATACATAAATGGCTAAAGAGCGATTATGTTGTCATCGACACGGAAACAACCGGGCTTGGTGAAGATGCCGAGATTATCGAAATAGCGATCATCAATATGCGCGGCGAAGTGTTGCTCGACACTCTTGTGAAGCCGACCCAACCAATCCCTCCGGAAGTAACCGAAATTAACCACATCACAAACGAAATGGTAGCCAATGCACCAGCGTGGCGTGATGTGTTTCAGATAGTGTTGATGATTATCAGTGGCCATAAATGGCTGGCCTGGAATTCTGGTTTCGACGCTCGCATGCTGGATCAGACCTGCTTATGCACTGGGATTTACGCTAACGAACAAGCCTATTACGCAGCCCTTGTAACGACTCGCATTCACACCAGCCATATTGACGCCAAAGCCGTTTACGACCAGTGGTATGGCGAGTTCGACGAGAAGCGCAAAGCATTCAAGCGCCAGAGCCTGACAACCGCAGCTGCGCGGCACGGTGTATCAGTGGAGGGAGCGCACCGCGCCCTGGCAGATTGCAAGATGGTTCTGGCCGTTCTGCAAAAAGTCGGCTCCCCCGTTACCAAAACAGCAAACGTTGCAGAAACAGACCTGCCACCCTGCCCGTTCTGCTATGGCCCTCCTTCACTGTTCACCTATTACTTTGACGGGGTTGAGCGTAAGCCGCTTTACGGGCCGGTGAATTACGGCGATGACGGCCTGTATGCAGGCTCTTTTGTCTTTTGTCATGAGTGTGGCGCCCAGGGCGAAGAAATAGAGGGTTACGCTTGTGACGATTCACATGTTGAGCAACTCGAAGCGGCAGCCCGGAGTGTCTGGTCCGATAGAAACGAGCGCCACCATGATCTGTATATCTCCAGCCAGGAGAACAAGTCATGCGGCTGAAAATGTACACCCCAAATGGCCATGAGATTATCGACTCTTCCGAAGTCGCTCAGTTTTATCCGGATGCGGCCAGCGGCAACCAGCTAACCAAAATTGAGACACTCTCAACCACAGGAGAGAGAAAGTCGGTGCTGGTAAAACACTCATTCCACCAGGTTACGTGCGCACTGGCCACGGCATGGAGAATTGACGAGCAAAAGGCCGAGCAACAACTTACAGGAGCCGTCCAATGAGCAAATCTCTCAAAGAGCTGTATGCAGTCCCTGAGTGGATGCGCCATTTCCTGCCTTCATTTAATAACACAGGGGGCAATGATGTCGAGGAGCTGCTGCACGACGACTGCACCAGCATGTTTGACAACTCCGTTCGCTACACGTTTATCGTTTCCGCTCGTTCCCAGTTCGCCTTGCTGATAGATATGTATAGCAAAGGCATCATCACCGGCAGAACCGGTGCAGCTAAATGTTCCGACACCCTAACCGATGGTCAATTACTTTTCCGTTTGCAGGACTTCTATGGCGCAGGACAAGACGCCATGGAGATTAACGATCACGAATATGCTCAGGAATGTACTGACGTTGTAAGCATCATTCGTGAGGTCATTGAATCCCGGAAAGCGTTGAAAGCCGCAGAGAAGCGAATTGCTGAAATGCAGGCGTTAGCGAGTGGCGTAAAGCAGTTCTCAGAGTTCCAGATTTGCCATTACGGTGCCACTGAGGACTATGCGAAGGGCTATATCGACTGCCAGAACAATTACAACAAAGTGCTGTTCGCCGCAGCCGGGAAAGGAGAGTGAGCATGGCCAAACGAGTAAAGATTAAAGAACTGTACCTGGTTATTTCTTCTGGGGGAACTGTCGTTGGATGCGGTATTGATGCCCCCAGTGCGTGGCGTGATGCAGTAGAGGGGTCAGGCATCCATTCGAATTGGAAGGACATGGCTTTAAGTGGGCGCTACGCAATGACCACTGCGGAGGCGAATGCAACGTATGACAAAGAAAAGCTGGATGAAAGTTTTACGTACTGGCGTAAGGCCGCAGCCGAACACTACGGAAGGATGGACTAACCCATGAGCACACTTACCAAAGAATGGCTCCTGAAGACAATCGCGGAGCTTGAAGAGGAGCGCGATGCGACGCCAGGCGCAGTAAACGAAGACGCGGCTATGGCGCTGGCGGCGATGAAGATTGCGCTGGCATCGCTCGAAGCGGAGAAAGGTGCCGAGCCGGTGGCGAAGGTTGAGACTGTTGGGGTTTGTTGGTACGCAGATAACGGTGTGCCTCGCAAACCTGCTGTTGGTACAGAGCTATTCGCCGCCCCGCCAGCACCGGTAGTAACCGTGTGTGAACTAACTATGTGGGTCAAGCGGTTAGCCCACTCCCTGAGGAACGCCAAATCAGGCAGCAAGTTACCCGATGATGCTATGGCCTATTTGAGCGCAAAGGGACTGATTGGCGTTGAGGATGCTTTGCGATGATCACCACCAGAAAATGTATGCGGTCTGCGGCAGCACCACAGGAGGTTAAGCGATGGCACTAACACCAGCAGAACGGCAAAGAATCCGCCGTGAGAAGCTGAAAAAGCAAGGGACTACCAGGCGGGACTGGGTTCTGGAACCAGAGGAACTGCGCATGCTCGGTGAGATTTGCACGCAGCGCCGTCCGGGCCGAGAGCCGTATTCAGAAAATGAAGTAATAGGTCTGCTTATCCGCAAAAACTACAAAGAACTGCAAAAGAAACTTTCCGGTTCGTGTACGCGGTGTGGGCAGGAACTTCCGGTATCTGAGTGTCTGTTCGATGGCGAGGGTACGTGCCAGCTTACCACTCTCAGATTGAAGCTGGCCATTAAAGCGTGACTGGTCACGGAGGGTTAAAAATGGATAAAAAAACGCAATTGCTCGAACGACTTCGCCAGAGAAGTGAAAGCAGCCTAGCCAGCGGAGGAGATGGTTTTGTTTTTGCCTCGATGCTGGCATTCGATATAGGTCTGAATACAAGGACAATTAGGGAAATACTGAACAATGCTGTCAGGAATGGAGCCCTGGAAAAAAAGGAACGTGGCGCTGGCCGTGCACATAAGTACCGGACAATTCAGTAAATTTACTCAAAAAATCACTGAAATGTGGCTGTATCGTTTGCGAAAATCCCTGTAATTTTATACAGTATTAATAACGTTGGTAGAATAAATGGTAGACAATTCAATGGCAGATACAGTCGTATCAAGTTGTGAAAGACTCGATGCCCAGCTGAGTGATCTCGATGCTGTTCTGGACATGGTATCGGTGGCAATGGCTTCTCCGGAAGCCAGCTTACACATGGAAGAAGCCACGCGTCTCATTTGTATGTCGCGCCGGATGGTGCAGAAGTGCAGGGCTATGGCCAAAGTTGATGGCCATAGCAGCCAACCCCTTAGTTGACTGCTCCCCGCCGTAAACGACGAGGATTCCCACTTCAACGCAACCTACCTAAGCCACATTAAGTGGCTTTAGGGTTTACAGTCGCTCCGTGGGCTAACGCGGTCAGCCCGACCGCTTTTATATTCTTCGCGGCGTTAACGTCACGATCATGGTTAGCACCGCATTCAGGGCAGATCCACGAACGAACTTTAAGCGCCATTTTTGGCATGGTATAGCCGCAACAGCTACAGCGTTTCGAGGACGGAAAAAACTGGTAAATCGAAACCACTGACCGCCCCGACCATTCGCCCTTATATTCAAGCTGGCGAACAAATTCACCCCAGCTCGCGTCAGCTATCGCTTTGGATAGTTTTGGATTGCGGATCATGTTCTTCACTTTCAGGGATTCGACGCAAACAACTTGGTTTTCGTTAATCAGTTTGCGGGACAACTTGTGCAAGTTATCCATACGGCAATCAGCAATTTTCGCGTGGACGCGGGCGACCTTAAAACGGGCCTTAGCGCGATTCTTTGAGCCTTTTTGTTTCTTGCTCAACCGGCGCTGTAGCAGGGCTAATCGCTTCGCATATTTAGCGGTGTGGCGGGGATTGCCTGTTTTGAATCCTGTATCGGTGACGAACAAATCTGTTAAACCAACATCAATGCCGATCGTTTTAGCGGTGATTGGCAGTGATACAGGTTCAAATTCGCAGAGGCAGGAAACAAAGTATCGCCCAGCGGCATCTTTGGACACGGTGACCGTAGACGGCACGGACGGCAAAGGGCGACTCCAGCGCACGTCTAAAGGCGCTTTGCTCTTTGCCATATACAACTTGCCATCACGGTATTTAAACGCGGCATCGGTCAGCGTAGCCGCCTGTTTATGGCGCTTGCTTTTGAAAGTGGGATATTTCGCCCGACCTGCGAAGAAGTTAGAAAAGGCGGCTTGTTGGTGGCGTAGTGCTTGCTGCAATGGAACGCTGGAAACGTCATTGAGCCATGCAAAATCTGGCTCTTTTTTCAGTGCAGTTAGCCGAGCGCTGGCTTGCGTATAGCCGATCTTTTCCTGGCGGTTATAGTATTCGTCAGTGCGCCAGCGCAAGATGCTGTTATAGACAAAACGCACACACCCGAACGTTTGAGCCAAAAGCTCAATCTGGTCGGGGGTAGGGTAGAATCTGTATTTATAGGCGCGTTTCATATCTTACATATTACGGCGAATTATGTAAGAGGGTCAAAGGATGTTACGCAGTTACCGCGCCTTATATCCTCGCCCTGAAGGACTGTGTTTTACGGCGCACTTGATAAAGAAAAAGGTGAGGCAGTCCCTCACCTTTTTCTTTCTTAGTAGATGGCCTGAATATTGATGTTAGCTCCGCATGCCTGGGCATACTTATTCAGGGTCTTCATACTTGCCCCAAGCGGGTTTCCTTCGAGGCGGCTAATCGCAGATGGGGGTATTCCCATTCTTTCAGCCAAGGCCGATTTGCTTAAACCGGCCTTTTCTCTCATCTCGTACAGCATTTCAACCAGGCCCAGCTCTTTATCTGCTTCCTGATAACCCCGGACTGCCTCCGGGGTGTTGAGCAGCTTTTCCTTAGCCTGGTTAAATGGGATGCCTTTTACTTGCATCAGTTCACCACCTCCCACAGTTAGCGCATGGAAGTTACAGATACACCGATATTTTTATTCAACTGATGTAGCGCAAGCTCGACGGTTTCGACTTTTGATGAATGCTCTACGTCAAGAAGACGGTCAATCTGAGTGCCATTTTTACCTAGTTTGCGCGCCAGCTCAGCCTTGCGTGTACCGGTTTCGATCATAGCATTGTGTAGCGCAGCCTTCATTGCTGGCAACACTGGCAGAGAAACAACATATTCGCCTTCTTTCGGCTCGCTACCAGTGGGAACGGGCCGCCGCTCTTCAATCTCAATAGCAACCGCAGCCACCAGACCATAACTGGCTTCAAGCAGCGCCTCTTCCGCTGAGTCGCCCACGGAATTAAATAAGGGCAGGTCGCGGCATGATACGACATACGCGCCGGTTTCGTCGTCGCGCTCCAGTTTTACCGGATAGTTAAACATAGAGAAGCTCCCATAGGGCGTGTTGCTGAAAAAGGCTGGGGCTTAAAGCCCCAGGTCCTTCATTATTTTCTTACGTAGCGGTTCGGGCATTTCCTTTGAACCGTGGTCTGGAAAAACCGACCGCTTTCCGTTCAAGCTGACTTTCTGATGACTGCCGCCGCCAGGCGCCTTCTTGAACTCTGCCCCTTGCTGGATTAGCCAGCGTCTAAACTCCGAATATTTCACAAGTTTCCTTATGCAATTAATCCTTCATGGGCGAGAAGAATAATAACACAAAGGATGAAAAACACAACAAAAAAGGTAAAAAACATAACATTTATGTGTATAAAAAGACTGGATGTGGTTAGCCATGAGAGTTACAGTTCGTGTCGTTGAGAGGGGAAATCCCCATAACCACATGAATTTGGAGAAAATTGTGAACTATCAAAGCAACGAAAAAATGCGTCAGGACGCGGCAGCAATTTCCAACGAACTGTATGAGTTATGGCAAAAGGTGAAGCGCTTTGAACGCGAGTACAGCTTCAACAGCAAGAACCTGACCGACCGCCTGGCGGGTCGCCTGGTTGGTACCATGGAGCCAAAGCTGGCAGAACTGAATAAATTTATGGCCGACATTGAATTTCAATTTGAAGATTGAGGGGCAAGGCAATGGACGTAAAGAAAATTCGTGAGAATATGACTGAGCAGGCTTTAAGTATTGAAACCGTTATGCGGGGCCACCCCCGCATCTCATTGCAGGCATTAAGCGAAGCATGCGCCTTGAGCGCCGCGACAACGGAATTTATTCTGGCGCAGATGGTTTGTTTAGGGGTGGCGCAACGAGGCGCATTTGGGCGTTATTCGTTAACCCTGGAATATAAAAACGGTAATTTCTAAAAGTGTGCGACCACGGTCGCACAGATTAAAAACGAAAAAGGTTGGCAAAACAGGCATTTTTAGGTATCGTTTTTCTAAGTTGGGTTATTTACGCCTGACTATCACATAACCGCCTACGGGCGGTTTTTTTGTGCCTGAAAAAGTGGGCGCGGGACGAGTTGCAGCTCATCCCGCGGTCAACCCATGCCAGAGGTATAGGCTGAACCCAAAGCCCACCCGCGATGCGCATCGCAGGGTTAGCTTACCCAGGCAGATAAATAATAGCTATGCAAAAGAAGACACAAATCAAAGGTGCGCAGCTCGTTTGCGCAGATTCTCTGCAATTCATCAAGACCATCCCCGATAATTCAGTCAACCTAATCGCTGTTGACCCGCCATATTTTGGTGTGAAGTCGAACGACTGGGACAACCAGTGGGAAACTGATGCAGAATTTTTGGGTTGGCTTGATGAATTTCTGGCGGAGTTCTGGCGAATATTGGCCCCAAATGGAAGCCTGTATATGTTTTCCGGTTCGCGCCTTGCGGCAAAAATTGAACTGCTTACCCGCGACCGTTTCAACGTTCTGAACCATATCACCTGGGCGAAACCGAGCGGGATGTGGAAAAGGCAAAATAAAGAGAGCCTTCGGGCATTCTTCCCTGCTACAGAACGCATCATATTTGCCGAGCATTATGGTGCATCAGGTTATGCGAAGGGCCAGTCTGGTTATGCAAGCAAATGTGCAGACCTCCAGAAAGAGATTTTTGCGCCGCTGATTGAATTGTTCGCAAGTGCGCGTTGCCAGCTGGGAATTTCAGCCGCTGACATTAACTCCGCCACAGAGAAAAAAATGTGTTCGCATTGGTTCTCATCTTCGCAATGGCGTCTGCCATCTTTGGTTGATTTCCAAAAGTTGCAGGCTTTATTCCAGAGCAGAGCTGAGGAAATGGGTGTTACTTGCCCTCCTCCGTTTAACGTTGGATATGCTCAGCATGAGCAACATTATGCTGAGCTAAAGCAGAACTATGAGTCAGTAAAAGGGAAGTATGACGATCTTAAAGCGCAATATGAAAACTTGCGCCGACCGTTCTCAGTGACCGCAGATGTGCCTTATACGGATGTTTGGCAGTTCCCACCCGTACAGTACTACCCAGGCAAGCATCCATGCGAAAAGCCAGCTGCGTTGATGGAGCACATCATCAGGAGCAGCACCCGCCCTGGAGATGTTGTTGCTGATTTCTTCATGGGTTCAGGGAGCACAATTAAGGCCGCTTTGAAGCTCGGTAGAAAAGCCATAGGAGTAGAGCTAGAAGAGGAGCGATATTTACAAACGGTCTCCGAGATAGAAAAACAATAATCAACAGCCCCGCCTAAGTGCGGGGCTTTTTATTACCCGCCACGCGGGTGGCGGAGTCATGAACACAGCTATCGAATACGGTAATCCTGATCTCTGGCTGGTCTTGCTCATGCTGGCAGCTGGAGTCATTTCAAGCGCCCTACTTTCTGAGAATCCTATTAATCCCCGGCGCCTTATCGGTGACGTCCTGCGAGGAGTCATCGTTGCCATCATCCTCTGGACATACGGCGTCATGGGCAACATTTCAATTTTGAAGGTAATAACTCTCGCCGGTTTATCAGCTGTGGCATGGCCACACACCGTCAATGAAATCACCGGCTTTGCAAAACGAACAATCAGCCGAATATTCGGCGGGAGAAAAGAACGATGAATTATGGACTGGTGAGTAAGCGAGACGCTCGTCTATATGCCGAAGCCGTTTGCGATGTGATTGGACATGGTAAAGCCAATGCAGCGGTTCTGCTATGTGTCGAAACAGCAGCAGCCGAGACATTACTCGGTGATTACAAAGACCCAACGCCGACCAGCGCTGGAACCGGATTAACTCAGGTTGATCTCGGTACCTTCGAATGGCTTCGCGATAAGTACAAAAACAGCCGCTACGCCGCCGTTCTGCTAAATCAGTTTGGTATTGACCTGAGCCGAACTGTTTACGCAGAGCTCAGAACATCACCTCTGATGGCAATGCTGTTTTGCCGACTGCGATACCTGACGGTTCCGGAGTCGATTCCGACGACGCGCGAAGCTCGCGCGGCCTACTGGAAGAAGTATTACAACACCTCGGCAGGCAAAGGCACGCCGCAGGACTACATCGACAAATGCCAGCGCGCTGGCGTTGATGCGCTTTTCACGCAGTGAGGCGCAAGGAGTGGTTATGAACAGTTTAAAACGTATGGCTAAAGCCTGGTTGCTGATGAATGGTGCCTTTGTCCTGCTTGTCCTGGCGACGCAGCCTGCGATGGCAAACGAGGGTTTGGATCTGGATTCTATCTTGAGCGCCCTACCTCCTGGCTGGGCCGGTGGCGTCACTGGCGTGTTCATTGTGCTGTATGCGGTGGCGCAGCTGCGTGCCGTTCTCCCTCCGGCACTGACCAATAAAATCCCCACGGTGATTATGAAAATCCTCGACTTTGTTGCTGCGAACTATGCGCATGCACGGAACGCAGATGCGATCAGCAAAGTGGCGCGGGATGCTGGAAAAGCCAAAGGGCCATCAGATGATGATTTTCGTGTGATGGTGGAAACAGCCAAAAACAATGGAGAGCTGCGTGGAAGCCGCATTGAGAGCGCTGGCGATTATCCTGGAGATGATCGGCCAGGCAGTAAAAGCCCGAAATGAAACGGAGCGACAGGCGCGGATTGATTATGCGCGTAACAACCCGGCTGATTATCTGCGTCGCTTTGGCCGGGTGCGCGAACTCAACACCAGTGGCACCGATACTGAATCCGGCTCCGTGCGCAGCGGAAAAACCGACGATTGATGTGGTTCACATCGATGGGCATTTCGTTATCTCTGATGACGATATGGGAAAGCTAACTGGCTACATCGCCGCGCTTGAAGCGGGTTGTGCCGCACCTAAATAGAGCACTTAATGAAAGTATATATTGCTGGCCCGATGACCGGGCGTGAGAACTTTAACCGCGAGGCATTCAACAAAGAAGCCGACCGGCTGACCCGCCACGGCCACACCGTTCTGAATCCCGCCAGCCTTCCTGATGGTCTGGAGCAGCGCGAATACATGGATATCTGCTTTGCGATGCTCCGTTGCGCTGATGCAATCATGATGCTACCAGGCTGGCAAGCGTCGTCCGGAGCAACAGCTGAATATCACTATGCGTACAAAATGGAATTGCCAGTCTACACGGTTCTGCATTATCCGCCTGTAGCGCTTGAGAAGGGAATTGATGAGCGCCTTTTACAATGAATTTGAAAGATATCCTGCAACATGGCTAAGCAACCTGATCGCGAACGGCTCAATAGCAAACGGCGTTGTTGATGAGCGCTCTATTGTTGATGTTGCTCCGTCAGATGTTATCAGTAAAACGCAATGCCACTGGTTTGCTGGGATTGGAGTTTGGAGTTATGCGTTGCGTTTAGCAGGCTGGCCAGATAGCCGTCCAGTTTGGACAGCTAGTCTGCCATGCCAGCCGTGGAGCTCCGCAGGGAAGGGAGGAAAATTTGATGACGAAAGACACCTCTGGCCTGTGTTTTTCAGACTCGTTAAAGAGTGCCGCCCTCCAGTCATTTTTGGTGAGCAGGTTTCAAGCAAGGACGGCCTTGAGTGGTTCTCATCTGTACAAGCTGACTTGGAAAATGCGGGCTATGCCGTTGCAGCGGTTGATACATGCGCAGCGAGCGTCGGTGCTCCGCACATCAGGCAAAGAATCTTCTGGATGGCCTACGACTACTGCCAGCAACACGAAAACGGCGATCAAGGATGTAGTCAAAATACTGGCCAGAAGAGCAGCGGGACGGCAGTCGAACTTGCAGGATGTAGCAGTCCTCGCCGGATGGAATACACCGACAGCATCGGATTGCAAAGGCGGGTATCAGGGCGGGAGGATACGAAACGGGAAATTATCGACCGACCGACTGGATGTAACATCGCAGCTGGCGGGATGGTCAGCCGTGACCATCCCACAGCCGAATCCAAGCCAGAAAGTCACAGCATCCTGGGGACCATGCAGACTGACTCATACTGGAGAGATATTGACTGGCTCTTCTGCCAGGATGGAAAGTGGAGGCCAGTTGAACCCGCATCATTCCCGCTGGTTGATGGGACTGCCGGTCGAGTGGGCCAACTGCGCGCCTACGGGAACGCGATAGTCGCTCCGTTAGCTGCGGCATTCATTGCGTCAGCTTGTCAGGCAATACAGGACTTTGAACAGGAAAATAATATTTAGTGTTCCGCTTTCGTGCGACCACGGTCGCACGCTTTTCTGTTCCCATATATCTGAGCGCTGCTGTCTACCCGCAGCGCTCAGATATATGAGTACGATCATCCCAACATAAAAAGAAAGACTGCTGGGAAAAGGAAGGAAATGCAGCCTCGCTAATGCGGGGCTTTTTTATGCGCATCGCACGCGCACATCAAAGAAAGTCTTTCAGCTGTGAGCCTGGGCAAACCGTTAACTTTCGGCGGTTTGCCGTGCGACAGGCTCACGTCTAAAAGGAAATAAATCATGGGTCAGAAAATCATTACGTTGTCCGGCGCTGCGACGGATGTTCTGTATGCGCTGTTTTTCCGTGGCGCGCTTCAGTCTGGTGACCTGCCAGCTAAATCTGGTGCTGCTGAGCTTCGAGAGCTGGGATTCGCTGAAACACGCCATACCGCGACGGAGTATCAAAAGGAAAATTATTTCACCTTCCTGACTGCTGAAGGGCAGGAGTTTGCCATTAAGCACCTGGCAGACACCCGCTTTGGTAAGCAGGTTGAAAAGCAGTATTGCAGCGCAATCACCATTGGCGTTGAGCTGGACACATCAGACGCACAAAAGGCTCTTGATGAGCTGGACGATGAAATCCGTAACAGCGATGCATTCAAAGTCCTGAAAGATGGCTGGTCTTTCGAAAAGAACGGGACGCTGATTATTAATAACGGGCAGGTGTTCGTAACCGATGCGAAGATTGGCGATGGCGTATTGTCTACGAACTATAGCGTTAAAATGAACGTCGCCGACAAAGGCAAACCACACGAAGCTGGCATTGCCGTTGGAGTAGAAGACGGTCAGAGCGAGGTAGTGTTTCTGGCCGATCGCTATACGGTACATGAAGCGGCTTCATCCATCATCGAAAACGCCGTCGCAACAAGCGCTAAGACGAAGATTAGGCTTGGCGATGAAATGAAGCAGGCCGTCATTGATGCCGTGCGTGAAAGCGATTTGTTCGCAGCCCTCCAGGCAAGTATTAATGCGCAGGAAGCTTCAGTAGCTGGACTGCAACAGGCGATGCGCGATTTGGTGAACGATGCTATCCGCAATGCGCTCAAGCCTGGTGGTGCGGTATGGACCCAGCTGGGACGCTAAGATGCCACCGCGAATTAAGAGGCCGTGCAGGCATAAAGGCTGCGTGTCTTTGACGAATGACCAGTCTGGATATTGTGATCAGCACCGGCAGCAACACGCTGGGGATGGCTGGCGAAACTATCAGGGAGGTAAGAGTCGTCATGAACGCGGGTATGGACGTCCATGGGAAATCCGGCGAGCACGGATTCTTCAGCGCGATAAACATATTTGCCAGGAGTGTCGGCGTAAAGGGATCGCCACCCGCGCGAGTACCGTCGACCATATCATCGCTAAGGCGCACGGTGGAACGGATGAGGATGACAACTTGGAGTCATTGTGCTGGCCATGCCACAGGACGAAGACCGGTAAGGAGCGAATCCGATGAGTTATACGCGTTGCACCTATTGCGGTTCACATCTGCATACGGTCGCTAACTGCCCTAAGACTTGGGGCGGTTCATCACGCCGTGTCAGCCTGCGCTGTAGCTATTGCGGGAAGTCTGGACACAATTCCAATGCATGTCCTCATAACGCGAGCAGCGGGCGCAGGCGCAGCCTGAGCGACGACTTCCACCTCGATTGAGGCGGGGCAGCAGGGCGGCGCTGGCGACAGAGGGTAGGGGGGGCAAGATCCCTAACCCCTTTCGCTTTTAAGGACTGCCGCTCCCGGTAGTTTTTTGCGCGTGTGAAATAAAAACTTTTTTTTGCTGCATTTTTTCAGGTGTTAAGTATGGGAACAGGAATGCGATCACCCGGTGGGGGAAGGAAATCTGGCAACACTGGATCACAGGTTAGTTCTGTTACTCGTGCCGTCACCCCTCCGGATGAGTTACTCGGCGATATGGCTGTCGATGCCTGGCGTCGGACATGCCGAATCCTTATCGACCGTGGCACGTTCGAAATGGAGGACTGCTATCTGCTGATGGAGTACTGCAACACCGTACAGCTCCTGTTCGATGCCAACCAGGAAATCAAAAATGATGGTCTTGGCGATGAGACAGCTGCCGGTGGGCAGAAAATGGGCGCGGCAGTAAAGGCCCGTGACAAATACATCTCACAGTTAATCCGCCTGAGCGTTGTTCTAAAGCTTGACCCAAACAGCCGGATGGTAAAACGACCGCCACTCGCCGGGAGTAAAGCCGAAAACGAATTTGACGAATTTTGATTGGGGCGCTCGTCCCAATTTTTAGGGACTTATTATGGCCGCGTACCCGAACGTCAATATGGCGAACCAGTATGCGCGGGATGTGCTGAACGGGAAAATACTCGCCTGCAAGAGCATCCAGCTGGCATGCCAGCGCCATTTTAATGATCTGAAAATTTCTCTCGATAAGGATTACCCCTACCGATTCGACCGTGAACTGGCGGAACGCGCCTGCCGTTTCGTTCAGCTATTACCGCACTCCAGCGGTGACTTAGCCGGTCAAAAACTGAAGCTGGAACCCTGGCAGGCGTTTGCATTTAGCTCAATTTTCGGCTGGGTCACGAAAAAGACCAAAAAGCGCCGATTTCGCGAAGCGTATATCCGGGTGGCCAGGAAAAACGGGAAATCGTTTTTCGCGGCAGGCATAGGCACGTACATGTTCTGCGCTGACGGCGAAAACAGCGCGGAAGTGTACTGCGGGGCCACCACGATGGCGCAGGCGAAAAAGGTCTTCACCCCAGCCAGGCAGATGGCAGACCGCCTTCCGTCGCTCCGCTCAAAATTCAGTATTTCGGTCTGGGTTGACAGCCTTACCCGTCCGGACGGTTCGCTGTTCGCGCCCATCGCAGGGAAGCCTGGTGACGGTGACAGCCCACACTGCGCGATCATTGATGAATATCATGAGCACGACACGGATCACATGTATGAAGCCATGACGCTGGGCATGGGCGCACGTTCGCAGCCGCTGACGCTCATCATTACCACGGCGGGTACGTCGCTGGAATCGCCATGCTACGACAAGGATAAGCAGGTCAAGGAGATGCTCAACGGGCATGTGCCTAACGACCGCCTGTTCGGCCTGATTTATGAGCTCGATGAAGGGGACGACTGGACCGACCCGACCAACTTCATTAAAGCGAACCCGAATCTTGACGTGTCGATATCGTATGACGATCTGCTGGCGGAGATGGAGGTCGCTAAACAGGTACCGCGCAAGGTTAACGCCTTTAAAACGAAGCGCCTCAATATTTGGGTATCGGGCAAAGCCGCGTTCTACAACATGACGCAATGGCATGCTGCCGCCGATAAATCCCTGCGCTACGAGGATTTTGCAGGCGAGGATTATTACCTCGGCCTGGACCTCGCCCAGCGCCTGGATCTTAATGCCGGTGTTGGCGTTTTCGTCCGCGAAATTGAGGGTAAGAAACACTACTACTGCATCAGGCCGAAATTCTGGGTACCGGAGGACACGGTCCGGAGCACGGACCCGAAAATTGCCAAAACTGCAGACCGGTATGTGAAGTTTGTCGAAATGGGGGCGCTTGAAGCGACAGACGGGGCAGAAGCGGACTATCGCGAAATCCTGGCCAGCATTATCGACCTTCAGGAAATTGATAAGGTCCGCGTCAGCGAAATCCCCATCGACCCCAGCGGAGCCACGGCCCTTAGTCACGAGCTGCAGGACCACGGGTTTGAGCCCATCTCTATCCGGCAGGATTACACCAACATGTCGCCGCCGATGAAGGAGCTGGAAGCGGCGCTCGCTGGCGGACGTTTCCACCATGACGGAAATCCGGTCCTGTCATGGTGTATCAGCAACGTTATCGGAAAAAATGTTCCCGGTAGCGACGATATCGTCCGGCCTACGAAGGGCGACAAGCAGTCAAAAATCGACGGCGCGACAGCGCTGTTTATGGCTATAGGCCGCGCAATGCTGAACGGTCGGGCCAGCAATCAATCCGTTTATGATGAGGAAGACGTCGCATGTTAACGGCAATTATTACCTTTATGATCGGCCTGTTCGGCGCGGCGCTTATCTCGTTTGGCGCGTGGATGGTGTTCCCGCCTGCAGGCGTTATTACTGCAGGCGTGTTTTGCCTGCTGGCATCCTATTTTGCAGCCAGAGCCGCTGCGCCAGCGAATGATTCTCTAGGGGGTAACTGATGTTCATTCCTCAGTTCTTCCGGGGCAGGTCGCGTCCGGGGGGGAGTAACTGGACAACGGTTCTCGGGAGCGTCAGCGCCAGCAAGAGCTCATCGGGCATGCTGGTTACGCCGGAAACAGCAATGGGGATTGGGGCCATACGCGCCTGCGTAACACTCCTTGCCGAATCCATAGCCCAGCTGCCCTGCGAGCTTTATCAGCGCGACGAAAAAGGCGGACGGCGCAGGGCAACGGATCATCCCCTGTACGATGTGATCCATTCGCAGCCAAACAGAAAGGACACCAGCTTTGAGTATTACGAACAGCAGCAGGGCGTGCTGGGGCTTGAGGGGAACAGCTATTCCCTGATTGACCGGCACGGCAACGGCGATATCGCTGAACTGATACCGATTAACCCCAATAAGGTCATCGTCCTGAAAGGGCCGGACGGGATGCCGTATTACGAGCTGCCCGAGCTGGGTGAAACGGTGCCGATGCGCATGATGCACCACATCAAGTATTTCTCGCTCGACGGGTACATCGGCACCTCGCCGATTCAGACGAACGCGGACGTTCTCGGGCTGGGCATGGCGGTTGAGCAGCACGCCGCGCAGGTGTTCGCCCGTGGCACCACGATGTCCGGCGTGATTGAGCGCCCCAAAGAGGCGGGAGCCATCAAGAGCCAGGCGTCAATTGACAAGCTTCTGGCCAAATGGACAGACCGTTATTCCGGCGTACGAAACGCCTTCAGCGTGGCGCTGTTGCAGGAGGGCATGAGCTATAAGCAGCTGTCGCAGGACAACGAAAAAGCGCAGCTGCTGCAGTCGCGCCAGTGGACGGTAAACGAGGTGTGTCGGCTTTACAAAATCCCGCCACACATGATTCAGCTTCTCGACAAATCGACCAACAACAACATCGAGCACCAGGGTCTTCAGTACGTGATGTACACGCTGCTGGCCTGGCTGAAGCGCCATGAAGCGGCGATGATGCGCGATTTGTTGTTACCCAGCGAGCGTCGCGACTTTTACATCGAGTTCAACGTCTCGTCGCTGCTGCGCGGCGATCAGAAATCGCGTTACGAGTCCTACGCGCTGGGCCGCCAGTGGGGCTGGCTGTCGGTAAACGATATCCGGCGCATGGAGAACATGGCCCCGGTAGAGGGCGGCGACACGTATCTGACGCCGCTGAACATGGTCGATACCAGCACCGTTCACGGGCTGGATAAAGCCACCCCTGCGCAGATAAGCGAAATCAGCGCAATCCTGCAGCGAACTGCATAAAACCTGATTATCAGGCTCTCACAGGTATACACAATGTCGAAATTAATCAACCTGCCGCACCTGGCTGACCAGGTGTTCGGGGTGCCTCACTACGCCACGCGGCAAATCATGGACTCGGTGAAGTCGATCCTGGTTCCCCGCCTGCAGGGCATGAATGTGGCCCCGCTGGAAATGGCCCTGGGGCCGGATGAGTCACAGGAAACGAATGAACCTCAGCAAAGCGGCGGCGGCGTGGGCGTTATTCCTGTCCACGGCATCCTGGTCCCCCGGCGTGGCCAGATCGTGAATATGTGTACGGAGCTGAACAGCTACGAGCGTATTCGCGGCCAGCTGACTTCCCTTCTGAACGACCCGGGCATCAAAGAAATCGTGCTCGATATTAACTCGGGCGGCGGCGCGGTATCGGGCTGTAAGGAGCTGGCTGACTACATTTTCCAGTCGCGCAGCGTGAAGCCCATTACGGCCATCGTGAACTTCAGCGCGTTCTCTGCGGCGTACTTTATCGCGTCGGCCTGCAGCAAAATCATCGTCAGCGAAACCAGCGGCGTGGGCTCAATCGGGGTCATCCTTGAGCATATGGAAGCGTCGAAATGGGAGGAGAGCGTGGGGCTGAAATTTACCACGTTCTCGCGCGGCGATAACAAAAACAACGGCTCCCCGCATGAACCGCTGACGGAGCTGGCTACGGCCCAGATACAGGCGATGATCGACGGCGCGTACCAGACGTTCACGTCCTCCGTCGCGCAGTATCGCGGCATAGATATCGACGCCGTTATCGGCACCCAGGCCGCGCTGTATTTTGGGCAGAACGCCATAGCGGCAGGGCTGGCAGATGAGATGTCCGATCCTCAGTCAGCCATCAACGCGATTGCCGCGAAATACAAACCCTCGCCCCAGCAATCCAGTATCCAGTTACGTGCTGCTGTTATGGATCAGCAGGCCCGTATGTAACCCGACGCGAAGCGTCACCGTAAGCAGCCAGATGGCTGCTTTTTTTATGCGTAAAAGAGAGAAAAACGATGAACAAAATCGAAGAACTGCGTCGCCAGCGTGCGGGTATTAACACTCAGGTTCAGGCCCTGGCACAGATTGAAATGGACGGTGGCACGCTGAGCGCGGAGCAGCTGGAGCAATTCACTGGCCTGCAGGCTCAGTTTGATGAGCTTTCGGCGTCCATTCAGCGTCTGGAAGCGGCAGAACGCCTCGCTGCCACCACGGCGGTTCCGGTGAAGGCTGCGCAAAACGGTCGTAACGCACCGGCAGTGCATGTGAAAGCCGAACCGCCACAGTATAAAGGTGCAGGCATGACCCGCATGGTGATGGCCATCGCGGCAGGTAAGGGCGACCTGCAGCAGGCCGCCGCGTTCGCTGCGGAAGACCTGAACGATCAGGGGCTGTCGATGGCGATCAGCACAGCTGCCAATTCCGGCGGCGCGCTCGTTCCGCAGAACATGCAGAACGAGGTGATTGAGCTCCTGCGCGACCGCACCATCGTGCGTAAGCTTGGGGCGCGAAGCATCCCGCTGCCGAACGGTAACCTGGCTATCCCGCGACTGGCCAGCGGCTCAACGGCAAGCTATGTCGGTGAAGGCAAGGATGTGAAGGCGAGCGGTGCGACTTTCGATGACGTCAAACTGAACGCCAAAACGCTGATCACCATGGTGCCAATTTCCAACCAGCTGATTGGTCGCGGCGGCTTCAACGTCGAGCAGCTGATTTTAGACGACATCATCAGCGGCATTTCCACCCGTGAAGATAAGGCGTTCCTCCGCGATGACGGCACCAACGACACCCCGAAAGGGATGAAGGCCGTGGCCACGGCGGGTAGCCGCACCCATGCGTGGGTTGCAGATGACGAAGTGAACCTGCAGACCATTGATACCTACCTTGATGCGCTGATCCTCATGGCGATGGACGGTAACAGCAACATGCTGAAGTGCGGCTGGGGTATGTCCAACCGCACCTACATGAAGCTCTTCGGCCTGCGCGACGGGAACGGCAACAAGGTGTATCCAGAAATGGCAGCGGGTATGCTGAAAGGCTATCCGATTGAGCGCACCTCGGCTATTCCGGCGAACCTGGGGACAGGCGGCAAGGAGTCCGAGATTTACTTTGCGGACTTCAACGATGTCCTGATTGGTGAAGACGGCGCAATGGTGGTCGATTTCTCCCGCGAGGCGACCTACATCGATGCAGACGGGAACACCGTTTCCGCGTTCGCGCGTAACCAGTCCCTGATCCGCGTCATCATGGAGCACGATATCGGCTTCCGCCATATCGAAGGCCTGGCGCTGGGTACCGGCGTTACCTGGTAATACTCCGACAATCGTGATTAACAGCCCGCCCCGCGCGGGCTTTTTTACAGGTGAACATCATGGCTCCTAAAACCAAAAACACTCAGAAAGACGATACCGCCACTGACGCCAACGCCGAGCCAGCGGTAACGACTGCAGCTGCAGCTGATACTTCAGCACCGGCACCAGACGTTAACACCGGTTCTGCAGGCGAAGCCGGTGGTGACGGTGATGGTACCGAACCCGGTCCTGACGGCGACGATACGGATTCAGGTGGTGATGCGAAACAGGATGAAACCCCAGAGGAACGCATGTCAAAACTGACTGGAAAAGTCGCTTCAGTACAAAACGGGCGCGTCGCGGTGACGTTCCTTGGTCCGTTCAGCCGCTACAGCCGTGGCGATGTGGCCTGCTTTGACAACGCCGTCGCTCAGGACATGGTGGACCGAAATATCGCCGTCTGGGCAAAAGATGCAGAACGCGCCCTTCAACCGAATAAGGACGATGACGCGCATGATACTGACATTGGCTGAAGCCAAAACCCAGCTGCGCCTCGAGCTGGATTTTGATGAGCACGACAGCCTGCTGACCAGCCTGATTGACGCGGCTCAGCGCAGCATCGAGCGCAGCTACTACTGCAAGCTGGTAGAGAACCAGGCGCAGCTTGACGCACTGCCTGACGGTGAGACGGGTTACATCATTGATGAAGATATCAAGCTGGCCGCGAAGATGATGGTCTCGCAGTGGTATCTGAATCCCACCGGCACGGCAGAAGGTTCGCCTTCCGATTTGGGCGTTGAGTACCTGCTGTTCCCGCTAATGGAGCATACCGTATGAGTGAGCCCCTGCGCCCCGGCGAGCTGAACTGCCGGATAACGCTCAGCTACGTGGAAACAGAACGCGGTGAGCTCGGCGAGCCGCTTCCGGCCCGTGAGGTGATCGCCGGAAAGGCCTGGTCCAAAAAGGAGCTGGTCTCCGGGCGGAAGGTCCGGACGCTGGACCAGCAGCAGGTCGTCGAAACGTGCCTCTTCACGCTGTACCCGCGCAAGGTTGACGTGGACTGGAAGGTATCGACAGCGGACCGGGTATATACCGTTCGCAACGTCGAGCGCCTGACAGATCGGATAATCATCACCGGAGAGGCGGATTCACGCCATGATCGAGTCAGCAATTAAATCCGCCGTCGAGCGGATTACCGGGCTGGATACTTACCCGCTGCTGCTTCCGGATACGGTGCAGGAAGGCGCGACGTTCCAGCGTATTTCCGACCCGCAGATCGGTGACGGACTGAGGCGGACCGGGCTGTCCGAGGTACGGATACAGCTTTCGCTTTATGTTGTCGACCGGTACACATCGCTGCTTCAGTTCGACAGGGCGCTATGGTCTGAATGGAAGGGAATTATTCATGGCCAGCTGGAAGGTCAGCCCGTCCAGTACGTTGAGCGCGGAGGCATACAGCAGGGGAAAACCACGCTTCCCAACAACCGCGTCCAGTACCGGCTGGTTCGCGACTTCATCTTCACAGTTCCGGAGTAGACACCATGCAGATAGACATTAAGTTCCCCACCGGGAAGGAGTTTGACCGTCTGCTGGAAAGCATCGACAAAAAAGTCGGGGTGAAACTCCTGCGCGATGCGGGACGCGCTGCGCTTGCGGTCGTTGAGCAGGATATGCGGCAGCACGCCGGTTTTGATGAGGAAAGCATCGGGCCGCACATGCGCGACTCCATCAAAATCCGCAGCACCAACGTGGCAGAGACCTCGCGCTATAACACCATCGTTACGCTGCGCGTCGGTCCCAGCAAAATTCACCACATGAAAGCGCTGGCGCAGGAATTCGGTACCGTCAAACAGGTCGCCGCCCCCTTCATTCGTCCGGCGATGGACTACAACGTTCAAAAAATCCTTAAAGTGCTGGCCGCAGAAATCCGGCTGGGCCTCGAAGGGCGTTAGCAATCAGGAGAGAGTAAATGGCAGATCCAGAAATCAAATCCCCGTCAGAGTACGCGGTACTCCCTGCGGGTACCGAGGTTCGCTACGGTCAGAAGGGCGCAACCATTACCACCGCCGCGCTTCTGCAGAGCGCGATGGGGATTGGGGCCACGGGGAAAAAAGGTACCTTCCTCGAAGTGACGCGCCTCATCGACACAGAGCCGAAATACATGGCCGACATGGGCGAGGGCGAAGATAAAACGCTCGTCTTCATTGACGATCCATCCGATACCGTGCAGGAAGCGCTGCTGAGCGACGCCGATGCGAAAAAAACGGTGGTCTTCTTCATGAAGTTCCCCAACAAGCGAATTTCAGAAGTCGAACTGGTGCTGGCTGGCTGGAGCCTGCAGGCCGTTGACACGCCGAAAGGCAAAGTGCTGCAGGTTGAGGTCTACGGCAAGCAGAACAGCGTTAAATGGTCCGTTGAGAAGCCAGCCGGTGGCGGTGAGTAACCTTCTATTTCCCCGCGCCGGTCGCGGGGCTTTTTACTGATGAAACAGGATAAAAAACATGAACTACAAATCCCTTATCAACCCACTGAATACCACCGTTGAAAAAACGCTCCTCGGCCAGAAGGTGTATCTTCGCCGCCTGACCAGCGCCGAGCTGGATGACTATAACGACAAAGTTGAAGCCGGACGCCAGGCCAAGCTTCCGTCGCGAGAGCTGTCCGCGATGGGGGTAAACCTGTTTCTGGCGGCGCTGGTCAATGAAGACGGCAGCAAGCCCAAAGCGAGCGAACTGCCCACCGCAGAACAGCTGATGGCCGCGCACTCGAACGCCGATCTTCTTGACGCGGTTACGCTCGTTCAGCGCCATTCTTACGGCACGCTGGAGGAAGCCACAAAAAACTAACCGACTCGCCCCATCTCAGGCTGCTGTTCACGCTGGCGGACCGATGGGGCGAGAAGGACCCCCGCAAAATAGCTGAGCTTCCTGCGAACATACTGACCCACTGGCAGGCCTATTTCGATCTCCTGAAAACGGAGGCCGAAACGCCAGCGCTGGTTAACTCCCTTCCGGTGACTGCTGCGCAATCTGAAAGCGACCAGCAGTTCGCCGACTGCTTCAGGATATTAGGACATGGCTGCTGACGTTGCGTCGTTGGCTGTCGCGCTGCATCTCAACTCCGCCAGCTTTAAATCACAGTTTGCTGATGCTATGCGAACGGCGGACAGCAGCGCCCAGCAATTTAACAGGAAAGTCCAGACGGACAATCAGAAAACCCGGCAGTCGTTTGAAGGGCTTGGCAAGGGGATTACCGGGCTGGACGCCGACTTTAACAAGCTTGGCAAAACGGTCGACAAACGGCTGACCGGGCTGGATGAAATGCGCGGTCTGCTGGCCAACATTTCAGCTGGCAGCACGGTTGCCGGAAGTTCTATCACCACGGCGCTGGTTTCAGCCCTTAGCGAGGGTATGAGCACCGCGCTGGATAACAGCATTACGGGCCTGAAATCCCAGCGACAGGCCCAGATTGAGTTTACCCAGGCGCAGATAAGCGCCGCTCAGGGCTCGATAGAGAACGCCAGGCAGTTGCGTGCTGAAGCTATCGAGAAGCAGAACATCGCGGTAAAAACCATCGAAGCCGCCCGTGCTGACCGCGAGCGCGCCTTTGCGCTCGATGAGCATTTTGCCAAACAGGCCGAGGTGAACAAGCAGTACGGGCTGGCCGTCAGCTATGAGGCCGAGCACGTTAAAAACGCCAGAACCATCCAGGAGGCTAATCTTGCTGAAGCGAAGGCGAAGGGCAGTCTTGCAGAAGCGACGAAAACGGTGCTGGCAGCTGATATCGCCGAGTCTGCCGGGAAGCAGCAGCTGGCCACCTCAACGCGTCAGCTAGCCGTGGCCAGCCAGGAGTTGTCTCTTGGCCAGCGAGCCGCTGCAGCCAGCGCGGGCCTGATGCGCGGTGCAATGGCGATGGTCGGCGGTCCTGTTGGTCTGGCCGTTATTGCCGTCGCCGGTGCGGTGACCGCGATTTACTCGGCCTACTCCAACAGCGAAGCGGTCATTAAAGGGTATACGCAGGCGTTACAGAAATCCGGCCAGCAGTCCGTTATGTCGGTCATGTATCTACAGAACCTGACCTCCAGCCTCGGTGATTCAGATCGCGCCGTTAAGGCGGTTACGGCATCCGTCTCGGCGGGGTTCGGCGGCAATATGCTGGAGCAGGTCGCCAGTCTCGGCACGCGCATGGAGGAAATCGGGCAGAGCTCCGACGATCTCGTATCACTGCTGTCGAGCCTGAAAGGCGATCCGCTGCAGGCGCTTCAAAAGCTGACCGACCAGGGGATTTTGCTCAACGGCAGCATGATTGACCAGATAGTCACGCTCGAGCGCCAGGGGAAAACCTCTGAAGCAACGGCGCTGCTGCAGCAGGCGGCGATGAATGACGTTGATACCAAACTCAAGGAGCAGGAATCGAACGTCGGCGGGCTGAAAAGCGCGTGGAAATCGCTGAAAGATTTTGTCGCAGATGCGTTCAAAACGATGGGGGACGCGCACATAGCCACCGCGCAGGCGATGGCTGCCGGTGCAGGTGTTGATCTCGATACCACTCCCGACCCGGCAATCAAGCAGCGTGAAGAGGCGGAAAAGCAATATCAGGCGCAGAAAAAGCAGCGTGAAGAAATCTCGAAGCGCCTGAAGGATGAAAACACGCTTTCAGGGCTGCTAAAAGCTGGTACATCGCGTGAAAAAGAACGTGCTGATGCCATCGCGCTTGTAAATGCTAATTTCACCAAAGGAACGGCTGAATATACGCAGGCAATGCGAGGCATCGACAAAATGTATGCCCAGCAGAAAAAAACGCGTGAGAAGGCGTACAGCGACGATGCAGCGACCACGCGGTTGAATCAGCTTCGCCAGGAAGAGGCCGCGCTGCGGTCCCAGAACGAACAGGCCGAGACGCTGACGCAGTCGGAAAAGAAACTGGCGCAGTTCAACCAGGAAATCGCGGACCTCAAGGAGAAGCGCATCCTGACTGCTGGCCAGCGCAGCATTCTGGCGCAGGAGACGGAGCTGCGTCAGCAGCTGGAGATTAATGCCAGCCTGGATAAAGCCAACCAGCAGCGCAAACTCGGCCTTCAGATTCAGGAGCAGAACCAGGAGCTTTACCGCTCAACGCTGCAGCTGCAGCAGGAATATGCGAACAGTGTCGCCCAGATGACCATGGGATCGGATGCGTATAACCAGATGGTTGCCGAGCAGCAGGTCCGGGAGCGTTTTGCAAAGCTGCGGGAAGAGCAGGATAAAACGATTGCCGATCACAGTTCCGAACTGTACCGGAAACAAACTGAGTTGCTGAGGGACGAAGAGCAGAAGCAGCTGGAAATTGTACGTAGCGGCGCTGAGCGGAAAAAGCAGGTAGAAGGGTCATCCTTTGACGGTATGAAGAAAGGGCTGACGGATTGGCGCGTTGACGCTGAAAACCAGTTCACACAGGCTCGTGATATTGCCATAAACGCCATGGACGGCATGGGGACCGCCCTCTGGAATGTCACATCGAAGGGGAAGGGAGATTTCAAATCGCTGGCAGTATCCGTTATCGACGATATTGGCAAGATGATCACGAAGATGTTGATGCTGAACGCCATCAAATCCGGTGCTTCAGCGCTGGGTGTGAGCAGCTGGTTCGGTTGGGCTGACGGGGGTTATACCGGCGACGGCGGCAAGCATGACGTCGCCGGTGTGGTTCACCGTGGCGAATGGGTGGTACCGCAATCGGTGGTCAAGAAGCCTGGTATGCTCAGTTTCCTGAATCAGCTGACATACGGCAATGGTTATGCAGAAGGGGGGCTGGTCGGCGGTGGTATGCCGAAACCATCCGGTGAAGCCTACTCGCAGCTGCCTGCAGGTCAGGGCAACCTTCATTTCTCTTTAACTATTCCGCTGCAGGTCATTCAACAGGGCGGTGCGAGTCAGGAACCTTCCTCCAAAAGTCAGGAGCTTCTGACCAGCGAAACCAAAGCCCGACTCAAGCAGTTTGTAATTGAAACGCTTGACCGCGAACTGGCCAACGGAGGCATGATTGACACCAAAATGAGGACGGCCTGATGGCATTGCAGACGTTTACCTGGTCTCCGCGTAATGGCCCCGTGGGGGACTTTAAGTACCGAACCAGCAGCGTACAATACGGCGATGGCTATGAGGCAGCAACCGGAGAGGGCATTAACCCGGAAACTCAGTCATGGCCATTAACGTTTACCGGCACGAATGAGGATATGAAGCCTGTGCTCAAGTTTTTGCGCGAGCATGGCGATGTCAAAGCATTCAAATGGACCAACCCGTTGGGTGAACTTGGCCTCTACCGCGCATCGCAACTGAAGGTCACGGCTCTTGATTTTGCGCGTATGACCATTACAGTCACATTTGCGACGGCATACCGGGCCGAGCCAATATAAATCTGAGGGATATTAGAATCATTTTGCTATGATACTTTCTTTGAAATAAGGGAATGTTGTCATGCTTAAAATATGTGGTTTTGTAGTTCTAGCTCTCGGTGTTATATGCATCATCATGGGCCTCGATATGGATGTCACTGTGAGCTCAGGTGCTCAGATGAACGTATATAATACGGGGCTGATTGCCTCCAGACAGATGACTATCTCAATCGGGTGCTCACTTTTGGTCACCGGGGCAATTCTTTTATCTGGTGGCGTGTTAAAAGATGCGATTATCAAGAGTGCCTTACCACATGTGAAAGCAGACACTGAATCACCTGTTCAGCAATCGCAATTTGTAGAGAGAATGGCTGATGGTAGTTTTATTCTTAATGAGGATGCGATTCGTCATTATGCGGACAAGTTGCATAAAGAAATGCCAGATAATACCGCGCTTTCCGTTATGGTCACAAACGCACCACATATTGAAAGAATAAAGTCGGGAATGCCTTCTGAATTAGCTAAGAAATTTGAAAGGCAACTGGAGACATATTTACAAGCCATTAAATAATATCTAGAGGCACCTTTGAAACCCCGCACTGCGGGGTTTTTTGTTATGGGGGCCGTGCTCCTGAATGAGAGGTTTTTATGGGGATAACAGCTGACGATCAAAAACTCGAGCCCGGCAACAAGATTGTTCTGTTTGAAGTTGATGGTACCGCCTTCGGTGCCGATGTTCTCTATTTCCACAACCACGCAGTAGCGTACACGGAAGAAGAAATTCTCGCTGCCGGCGATGATGAATCAAAACTACCGGGTAAGCCGATTTACTGGCAGGGCATCAGATACGATCTCTGGCCATGCCAGATTGAGGATATTGAAGCCAACGGCGACGGAACGCCGGTATCGCCAAAATTATCCGTTGGTAATCTGGACGGTTCGATCTCCGCGCTGTGCCACCTTTTTCAGGATATGAAGCAGGCCAAGGTCACCATCCACCGAACGTATGCGCATTACCTCGATGCCAGTAATTTCCCGGACGGGAACTCACAAGCCGATCCGACTGCCGAGCAGCTGGAGGTGTTTTACATCGACAGCAAAACTGCGGATAACGAAACGGACGTCCAGTTCAAGCTGAGCTCGCCTGTTGACGTGACCGGGCAGAAGGTTCCGGCCAGACAAATGACCAGCCGGTGCGCATGGTGCCTGCAGGGCCAGTATCGGGGTGCGGACTGCGGTTACACCGGCACGAAGTATTTCGACAAGTTCGGCAACCCGGTTGATAACCCTGCAGATGACGTCTGCTCCGGAACGGTCGCAGGCTGCAAGCTGCGCTGGGGGGAAGATGAGCAGCTGCCGTTTGGCGGCTTTCCGGCGATTGCGATCACGAGGATTTAATCATGTTGAGCCAGCGACTTATTACCGCCATTGAAAAACACGCTGCTGCAGCCTATCCCCATGAATGCTGTGGCCTGATTATTCGCGCCACGCGCCAGCGCCGGTACATCCCTTGCAGTAATTCACACGAAAATCCCTCTGAGCACTTCATGATATCTGCGCAGGCCTGGGCCGATGCGGAGGATGTGGGGGAGGTGCTGGCCATCGTTCATTCACATCCGGATGCGGGACCGCACGCTTCCTCCGACGACCTGAAGGCGTGCCATGACTCCGGATTGCCCTGGGTGATCATGTCGTGGCCAGGCGGTGAGTACACGGTGACCGCACCGGCAGATACACCGCCGATCCTCAAGCGGCCCTTTATACACGGCAGCTGGGATTGCTACGGGCTCATCCGGGACTGGTATCAGCAGGAGCGAGGCATCGAATTGCCTGATTTTCACCGTGACGACAACTGGTGGACTCGCGGCGAAAACCTTTACGTAAAACACTATGCCGAAGCGGGATTTTATTCTCACGCCGACGAGCTGCAGGTAGGGGATGTGATCCTGATGCAGTACAAGGCAGAAGAAATCAACCATGCAGGCATCTATCTGGGCGACGGGAAAATGCTGCACCACATGTACGGCAAACTGAGCGAAGTCGTTCCCTACGGCGGCATGTGGCGCGAGAGAACAATGTTGACACTGAGGTACCAGAATGGCGATGAACACAGTTGAGAAAATCGTGCTTGTGCGGCTCTATGGCAAGCTGGGCACTTTATTTGGACGTGAGCACCGCCTTTCAGTTTCCTCAGTGCGAGAGGCTATCAGGGCGCTTTGTATCATGCTCCCCGGCTTTGAGCGCTGGCTCGATACGAGTGAAGGACGCGGCGTGACCTACAGCGTGTTTAACGGCTCCCGCAACGTGACTGCAGAAGAGCTACACCTGAACGGTGTGCATGAAGTTATCAGGATTGCGCCGGTCATTATCGGCAGTAAAAAGGCGGGAGTGTTCCAGACCATCTTCGGTGCTGTGCTGGTAGCTGTTGGCTTTGCGCTGAGCTTTACGCCAGCAGCAGTGGCCTCGCCGTTCCTCTACAAAATGGGGGCGGCGATGATGCTTGGGGGCGTTGTCCAGATGCTCACGCCCAGCGGCACTCAGGGCATGACGATGGACTCCGGCGATACCCGGAAAAGCTATTCGTTTGGCTCCCCAATCAACCAGTCTGCAGCGGGGAACGGCGTCAATCTTCTCTACGGTAAGCGTCTTGTCGCCGGTGTTCTTATCAGCGGCGGCATCTACGCAGAAGAACAGCAATAACGCTTATCTCGCAACATGTTTAATTCTCCCGCTCAGGCGGGATTTTTTTTGCCCGGAGTTTGCATATGGCAGTAATCAGGGGTTCGAAAGGGGGCGGTGGCGGCGGTGATAAAGGCGGCAATCGCGGTACCGAGATCGCCTCCGTAGCGTACATGAAAATTCTGCTGGCGCTGACCGAGGGGGAAGCTGCAGGAGACTTTACCGGTAAAGATATTTATCTCGATGGCACGCCACTGCTTGATGATGCAGGCAACGAAAACTTTCCTGGTGTGACGTGGGAGTGGCGCAGCGGCACGGTGGATCAGGATTATATTGCTGGCTTCCCGGCAGTAGAGAATGAAATCAGCGTCGGAACGGAGCTGAAATACGGGACGCCATGGGTTAAGTCGATTAACAACACCCAGCTTTCTGCAGTACGCCTGCGGCTTAAATTTCCGAACGGGGTTTATAAACTGCGCGACAGTGGTGGGAAGGATGGCTACCGGATTGCGTTCGCTATCGATATTTCAACCGATGGCGGTTCCTACGTTGAATACGGCACGGATGCAGCGGACGGTATAGCAGATTCCGGCTATGAAAGGAGTTATCGGATTGACCTGCCTGCAGCGACATCTGGCTGGCAAATCCGCGTCCGACGCCTGACGGAAAATACCAATGATGGGCGGCATGCGGATACTTCGCGTATTGAATCAATGACCGATATTGTCGATGCCAAGCTGCGCTATCCGCACACGTCGCTGCTGTTCATCCAGTTTGATTCGAAGCTGTTTGACGGCAGAACGCCAAACGTCACCGTGGAAATGAAGGGGATAATCGTCCGCGTACCGGCGAACTACGATCCTGTTTCCCGCACCTACAGCGGCACCTGGGACGGAACGTTTAAGTGGGCCTGGACAAACAACCCCGCCTGGATTTTTTACGATCTGGTGTTGAACAAACGTTACGGTCTGGGAAAACGGATCACCGCAGATTTAGTCGATAAATGGACCCTGTACCAGATTGCACAGTACTGCGATGCGCAGGTTTCGGACGGTGCGGGTGGGAAAGAGGCCCGGTACCTCTGCGATTTGTACATTTCCCAGCGTACCGATGCGTGGACCGTACTGATGGATTTGGCGAACATCTTTCGGGGGATGATCAGCTGGTCCAACAATCTTTTATCGGTCGACGCCGATATGCCCCGCGAGCTGGACCCGGATTTTGTGTTCAACAAGTCGAATATTGTGGGCGCGTTTAACTTCTCCAGCACATCGGAAAAGACGAACTACTCGTCAGCAATCGTCACGTACAGCAATCCGGCAAACGGCTATCAGGACGATCAGGCCAGCGCCTGGGTACCGGAAGTATCGAACCGGTTCGGTTTTAACACCATAGAGCTGTCCCGCATCGGATGTACGCGGGAATCTGAAGCACAGCGGCACGGGCTTTACGCCATTGAAACGAACCGGGATGACAATGGTGTTGAATTTAAAACAGGGATGGAAGGGCGCATCCCGCGTATAGGCAAAGTGATCGGTATCAATAATGCCCCACTTGCCGGTCGCGAGAACGGCGGTCGCGTAGCTGCAGCCTCCGGAACGAAAGTCACGCTGGACCGGATTACGACCGCGAAAGCGGGGGACACGCTTATCGTTAACCTGCCCACCGGCAAATCTGAAGGCAGGAAGGTGAAAAGCGTATCCGGACGCGCCGTGACCGTTGAGACGGCGTACAGCGTTACCCCAAATGCTGAATCAGCGTGGGTGCTTGACCAGCCTGATTTAGCCATTCAGCTGTTCCGCGTTAAGCGGATTATGGTGAATTCGGATAACACGGTCACCATTAACGGCCTGCCTTACAATCCGAACAAGTTTCCGCGCGTTGATGATGGGGCGGTGATTGAAGACAGGCCCGTCAGCGTTGTGCCGCCACGCGGACAGGGAATGCCGGAAAATATCGCTATCACAAGCGTGTACCGCGTTGAACAGGGGATAGGCATCACCACGATGATTGTGACGTGGGATACCGTCAAAAACGCTGTTGCCTATGAGGCGCAGTGGCGTCAGAACAATGGCGACTGGATTAACGTTCCGCGCACCGGCAATACGCGCTTTGAGGTCGACGGGATTTACGCGGGGCGCTACGTGGTCCGAATTCGCGCGGTTAACGCGCTCGATATTGCATCCCTCTGGGCAACGTCAACAGAAACGGAGCTTACGGGGAAGGTGGGAAAACCGCCGATGCCCGTGAATCTCGCTACGCAACCATTAGTATTTGGGATCGGCATTTCCTGGGGCTTTCCGTCCGGGGCGCAGGACACGCAGAAGACCGAAATACACTACAGCGCCACGGCGAACGGTGATTTTCCGTTACTGCTGGCAGACGTGCCTTATCCATCATCCTCTTATCAGCAAATGGGCTTGTTGGCTGGGAAAACATTCTGGTACCGGGCAAGGCTCGTTGATCGCTTAGGCAACCAGAGCGACTGGACCGAGTGGATTTTTGGTCAGTCGAGCACTGACGTATCTGATATCACTGATGCCATCCTCAAGGATATGGAAGAAACAGGTCTCCTGAAGGATGTGGTTGAGAATGCCGTCGATAGCAATGAAAAAATTGCTGGCATGGCTGACGAAATCAAAAACCATGCTGACGAACTCGAGCAGCAGGCGAAAGACATCCAGGAGAATGCTGACGGGCTGGCGCAGGCCGAAGTGAAGATAGACGAGATTTCTGTGTCGATGGACGGCATGACGGGAGGCGTTAAGAACTCGGCAATTGCGAT